TGGATTTTGTTGCATGGTCGCTGGTCACGTGGTATTACCATCGAACACGAAGACGGTTCTGAAACTATTATACGCAGGGCAGATACAAAAGCTATCTTAATGGTCAACGATGTCAAACCAAATGAAATGATATTTGGGCAACACGCACAAGTAACACACGCAACATTTGATCCATCAACATTCGCTAATCCATCATTTGAACAATAATTGAGCAACAGGACTATTGACTAGTCCTGTTCTCACCTTTATAATAACATATAAAGGAGATTCTCTTATGTCAGATGAAACAAACCATATTCCAGATCCACTAAAACACAAATACATCAGCTTTGCTAAAAGCGGTATTCGAATTGTAGGTGCAATGGTATTAATTTCTGGAAATTTAGTAATGGCAGGTGTATGTCTAGCACTTGCTGAAGTTTTAGGAATTGTAGAGGAGATTGTATGAACGATGACAAACTCCGAGAGTTGTATGACAATTTCCTACAGTTTGCAGATGACATGTGTGCAGACCACGGAGCAATGGAAGTTGCGGCTATTATGATGGCGCAAGCACTAACCATTTATAAAAGCGCAATGAGCGATGAAGATTACAATCGAATGGTTGATAGTATCTCAGCAAGTAGAGCTCAAGTTAAAACTTTTCAAAGACCAGTAATGCAATGAGAACGGGATTCACTTGCTCAACATTCGATTTGTTTCATGCAGGTCATATATTAATGCTTGAAGAAGCAAAAAAGCAATGCGATCATTTGATTGTTGGTTTGCAAACTGATCCAACTATTGATAGAGCAGATACTAAAAATAAACCTGTGCAAGGCGTGTTTGAACGTTGGGCGCAGTTAAAAGCCTGTAAGTTTATTGATCAAATTATTCCGTATGCTAATGAAAAAGAACTACGTGATATATTGCTTTCTTTCCGTATAGATGTTAGAATACTAGGAGAGGAATACAAAGGCAAAGAATTCACAGGTCATGATATTCCGATGGAATTTTATTTTAACAGTCGTAAACACAGTTTTTCAACAACAGAATTAAGACAGCGTGTAGTAGACGCAGAAGGCAAAAAATGAAAGAATTATGGGTAGACAAATACCGTCCTAATAAATTAGACGGGTACGTATGGCGAGATAACGCACAACGTAAACAAGTAGAATCTTGGATTGCTGAAAAAAGCATTCCGCATCTATTGTTAACTGGCACTCCAGGCATCGGTAAAACTACCATGGCCAAGATGTTAGTTAACGAGCTAGGTGTACAAGATGCTGACGTTATGGAAGTTAACGCAAGTCGCGAAACTGGTATTGATTTTATTCGTAATAAAATTATTCCATTTATTAGTAGTATTGCGTGGGGCCCATTTAAGGTTGTGCTACTTGACGAAGCGGATCGCCTAAGCCCGCAAGCACAGGATTCGTTAAAAGGCATTGTTGAACAATACTCTGCGTATGCTAGATTTATCCTAACCTGTAACAATGCAAACATGGTAGTTCCTGCATTACACAGTCGTTGTCAACAGTTTCACTTTAATAAACTTGACCAAACAGAATTTACCGCTCGTGCGGCAACTATTCTAGTGGGCGAGGATGTAGAGTTTGATTTAGAAACTTTAGACTTATACGTGTCTAGCACTTACCCGGACTTGCGTAAGTGTATCAATTTGCTACAACAGAATACAAATAATAGTCAACTACACAGTCCGCATAAAGAAGATGCAGGTAGTCTAGACTATAAATTTGAAATGGTTGAGCTATTCAAAGCTGGCAAGATTAGCGAAGCACGTAAATTGTTGTGTAGCAAAGCTCGTCCAGAAGAAATGAATGATATCTATCGCTGGATGTATGATAACGTTGAAGTATTTGGCAAAGACGAAGCTACGCAAAATAAAGCTATCCTTATTATTAAACAAGGACTAGTGGATCATACATTAGTAAGTGATGTGGAGATTAACTTGGCAGCTACTCTTATTCGTCTTGGAATGTTGTGAAACAAAAGTTAAAAGAAGCGTACATGAAGACTGCGGAGACATTCGCAGAACTCTCTCATGCAAAGCGTTTACATGTTGGCGCTATTGTAGTTAAGGATGATAGAATCATCTCTATTGGCTACAATGGTATGCCAGCGGGTTGGGAAAACAACTGCGAAGATATGCTAGTTGATGGTACACTAAAAACAAAACCGGAAGTATTACATGCCGAAACTAACGCCATTGCGAAACTTGCTAGAAGTAACGAGTCTGGGCTCGATGGGGATTTATTTGTTACTCATGCTCCTTGCTTGGACTGTGCCAAACTTATCTACCAAGCAGGTATTAAACGAGTTTGGTTTCGTACTGCTTATAGGGATAGTGCCGGGGTGGACTTCCTTAAGGCTTCGCAGGTCAGAGTTGAACAACTAGAATAAGAAAAAGGACCCGAAGGTCCTTTTTTTACGACTTATGAATCACCGTACAGCGATAACACCTCCTTGACTGCATTGTGACGTTCAATATCCTTATGGTCGAACTGAACAATATCGATATGTTTTAATTTTTTACTTCCTAGTAAATTACAAAAATCAATTAATCCGTTATCGTTCATACGGTCAGCTTGTGCCAAGTCTCCCGTGACTACCATTTTAGACCCCTCCCCGAGTCTAGTTAACAACATCTTCATTTGATTAACTGTAGTATTTTGGCATTCGTCCGCAATAATGTATGCGTTCTTGAATGTGCGGCCTCGCATATATGCTAGCGGGCTTATTTCTATTACTCCTTCCTCTAACATCTTAGCGATGTCTTTAGTTTGATAATATTCTCCTAGTACGTCAAATATAGGACGAGTCCAAGGAGCCATTTTTTCATTTAGCGTACCTGGTAAAAATCCTAAATCTTCGTCTACGGAAACGGCGGGTCTTGTAACAATGATCTTATCAACTAAACCTTCCTGATACATCTTAATACCATTTTGTACTGCTAACATGGTTTTACCCGTTCCTGCTGGGCCAATAGCTAGGACTATGCTTAACGCTTCGTCTTGTAACTTTTGTAAGTATGTTTGCTGGTTTGGGCTTCTCGCATAGAGGCTGACTCTTTGCTTTTTAGCTGGAAGATATGGTTGAAAATCTAACACGTTAACTTCTGATGTAAAACGTTTCTTCACTCTATTCTTGCTCATTGTTTAATGTCTCCTACTTGTGGGGAAGTAGAACGACCGTAGTGACCGCCCGATAACTACCGTTCGTCCTACATTGTATTTACAGGATCCCGCAAATATTAAACAGATACGTTAATGTTTTTAGCCATTCCGTTTTACATAAATACACTAAGAAGCTTCTAGGATAGATTATGCACGATATTATCGATGTTATTACAAATATACAAGAACTATACGAAAACAATAGTAGTTTGGCCGCGCTTAAAGACTTTGAACGTGTGCTAGATGAAATGGATATGTACGTATATAAAAACTGGATCGAGGGCGAACTAGCCTACGGACCTAAAATAGAACGTCATTGGATCACAGCTGGGTTCATGTGGCCGCTCGATAAAATGCCAGACCCTATGGCAGGCAAACGTCTTATGGAAATTGGTTGCAAAATTAGTTATAAAAAGACACATTTATTAGAAGCGAGACCAATTAAGAAACCCGACGACATTCGTCCAGGCACAAAGAAAGGTTTCATGGACCGCAAGCCTATTTGGGTTGTAGAAGTACAAATGCCAAAGAAACTAGTGTTCGATATCTATAAAGGTTACATGAACAAGATGCGTGAGGAACTAGGCGATGATGGTTTGAAATCACAACCACCAACACCATTAGATACAAATGCGGCAACTGAGATGAATACAGCACCAGCTCCATTACCTGGAGGTGTTCCAGGTGCACCAGGAGCCGCACCAGCACCAGGAGCGGCAAGTCCAATCGCGGCGCCGGCAGTTTAATATGATTAATGAATCGCTAAGAGAAAACGACCTGCGTGGCACGGTTGAGAATATTTTTGAAATTGACAATTACTCTAGTAAAATTGGCAATGATAAAGACATTGTTGTTTTAACATTTACTGTTAACAGCAAAGACCCAGCAGAAGATTTAGAAAACTTCATCGAGATGGGTTACGACTTTGTTATGGATGCTGAGTGTACAAGCGGTGAACTAGACGATGGCAAATATCGTGTGTTCGTTGAAATTGAACGTGGACGTCATATCGCTGAACAAATTGTTGAATTGTTAGATGGTGTTGGCAAGGCCACTGACATCGACGATTTCAAATTTAGATACCATAAAGAATTTAGAAGTGTTCCTGCAACTATAGAAAATTTAGAAACAAAGATTCCTATTGATGCAGATGCATACCAGTCAGCTGTTGCACTAGAAGGATTGAATAACTTTAGTAAATTTTTTGCTAACAGTTATGTGGATGAAGTAAAATTACTAGGTGAAACAATTCAGTTTAAGAGAATTTACAAAGACCCTATTCAGTTTAATATTGTCGACTTTGGTAGCAAAGAAGATATGCATGAAAAAACTACTGGGCCTATCTTGCTTGAAGGCAACGGTATGGCCGAAACAATGTATCTTACCAAGTACATTGGAAACTTTAATATAAACAAAATCGGTAAAGTGTTTGTATTAGAGAACAACGGTTATGCCTTAATATTGGAGAAAACAAATGGCAGATTTTAAGTTTGATTTTACTAGAGATAAGTTCAAAGCTATCATTGGTAATAACCCTTACCTAGATGAATGGTACGAAGCAATTATCCAAATACTTCCCGATTATGATATCGATACTGTACCACGTGTAGCCGCTTTCTTAGCGCAATGCGCTCACGAGTCAGGTGGCTTTAGAGCCATTAAAGAAAACTTAAACTACAAAGCAGAAAGTCTTTGTAAAGTTTGGCCACGTTATTTTCCTACATTAGAGATTGCCAAGTCTTACGAAAAGCAACAAGAACGTATTGCTAACAGAGCATACGCTAATCGTATGGGCAATGGTCCAGAGGATTCAGGCGATGGTTGGAAGTTTTGTGGACGTGGACTTATCCAGTTAACTGGCAAGGACAACTACTCACGTTACGCACAAAGTTTAGAAATTAGCCTAGATGAAGCTAGCGAACACTTAACAACTTTTGAAGGTTGTGTACAAAGTGCCGCGTGGTTCTGGGAAGCTAATAACTTAAACCAGTATGCAGATAGCGGTGATATATTAACTATGACTAAGCGTATTAATGGCGGTACTTTGGGACTTGAAGATCGCAAAAAGCATTATGAACACGCATTGCATGTTTTAGAAGGTTAATACTATGTGGCAATTTAGCTGGATGTTTAATTTAATTCCAGACTTTATTTTAGAGTATTTTGTACACGCTACCTTTTTAGGTGGCGTTGTGCTTACTGTGCTGGGTGCATTTGCAGACAAGTTTCCGTTTGTTGGAAGCTATGCAAAACTAGCACGAATTCTAGGTGGAATACTTTTAGTAGTCGGAATCTTCTTTGAAGGTGCATTGTCAAACGAACTACGCTGGAAAGCACAAGTAGCAGAACTAGAATCTAAAATTAAAGTAGCTGAAGAAAAATCACAAGAAACTAACGAAAATATTCGCGTAGTTGTTAAAGAAAAAATCAAAGTGATTAAAGATGTACAAGTAGTAATACAAGATCGTATTATTGAAAAAGAAAAAATTATCGATGCTGATTGTAGAGTTGCACCAGAAGCTATCAGCATCTTAAATGATGCGGCCAGAAATGTAAAGGGTAAGCAATGAAAAAATTACTCCTAATTAGTTTATTAGCATTAGCAGGGTGCTCAACTGTAATACCTGTAAAAATGTCGTTTCCACAAGTTCCTGAAGAGTTAAAGAAAAGCTGTCCTGCTTTGAAAGAAGTAGATCCAGCAACTACTAAACTAACTGAAGTTCTAAAAGTAGTAACGGCAAACTACGGACAATACAATGAATGCCAAGTTAATTTAGATGCATGGATTCAATGGTACGATAGTCAAAAGAAAATCTTTGAGGAAGTACAATGAAAAAACTATTACTTGCATTAGCAATTTACAGTTTATCAGGATGTGCAATATACGATGCATATTTCATGGCCAGGTTCGATAACAACGAATACATGTTAATCAATCGTGTGCGTACAGAGGCAAACTTGGGTGCGGCTAAATGCGGCAAGCCTGAAGTTGTTGATGTAGTAGACAGAATGTATGCAACATCCGTTGAGTTGAGAAATTATAGCCAAAGTATTCCAAAGAATGAAGAAGCTATAAAAATGGGTACAGAACTAACAGAAATTGTTAAAGGGTTACGTGATAGGTACAAAGGCACAGAACCAGTTAGCATGATGTATTGCACTACTAAATTTAGCAGTATCGAACGTAATGCTGTAACAATTCAAAATGCCATAGGAAAGAAACCAAGATGAGCGTAGAACAACAATTAGAAGCCCTGTTTAATACAGGCAATCCAGATTTGCAAGAGCTAGCTACCCGTGCAAATGACTTGAAAAATGCATTCTTAAAGCAGGAACTTTCAAAGGGTGAATACTTTGAAATGCTTCAGGATCTAGCACGTGAAAAGAATATCAACGAAAGTGCCCATGATTTAGAAGTCAAAGCACAGGTTAATGCTGTATTAAATGCCCTAGTAGCGGTTGCGGGCGCCGTGTAATAAATACATATATAAAGACAAAGGAGCGAACAATGTCGGAGCAAACACAAATGAGTGAAAGCGCAAAGAAAAATGAAGATTGGATGAATGCTAAATGGCGTCCAATGATGGGTTGGATGTACATGCTAGTATGTTTATGCGACTTTGTCGTATTCCCAGTACTATGGTCAATGCTACATGCAGTATTACATACTGCAAATATGGTTCAATGGCAACCTTTAACACTACAGGGTGCTGGTTTATTCCACATCGCAATGGGTGCTGTTTTAGGTATTGCGGCAATGGGCCGTACACAAGAAAAATTAGCAGGAGCTAACAATGGCGGAGCCAACACATCACCAAGCGGGCCAACAGCATTTAGCGTACCTGCGCCAGCACCAGCCGCACCAAGTTTTGGAGCCACAGCTCCAGTATCAAGTGGCTTTGGCGGAAGCGGGTTTGGAAGCGCACCTAGCTTTGGCGCACCAACAGCAATCGCAACCACAGCAAGTGGAAAGAAAATCATTCCCACAGACGATCCAGTTCTATAAAGGAAACTAACATGAAAAAATTATTAGCATTATTGGCACTATGCATTGCATCCACAGCATTCGCTGGCGGTGAAAAGAAAGAAGTTTGTACAGATGTTAAAGACAAAGCTGGCAAAGTCGTAACTGACAAAGCTGGTAAACCAAAACAGTCTTGCAAAACTATCAAAGTTCACAAGAAAGTCGAAGGCGACAAAGTACCAGACGGTAAGAAAAAGTAATTATACCAAACTCTTGACAGGCTTCCGCTAGTATAGTATAATTACTATATTAACTGAGGCCTGTTTTTACGACTATGACTGATCACTATCAAACCCTTGGAGTTAATCAAAATTCAACTCCAGATGAAATTAAAAAAGCCTATAGAAAGTTGGCTAATCAACATCACCCCGATAAGGGAGGGGATCAAGCCAGATTCAAAGATGTTAGTGTTGCATACGACACACTAAGCGATCCCCAGAAAAAAGCAGAATACGACCAAATGCGTATGGGTGGTCCACAAGTTAGATTCCATACCGGCGGGTTTAGCGACATCAATGACATATTTGGTGGAAATCCATTTGGGCCAGGACACCCATTTGGAGATATATTTGGTCACGCTAGAGGTATTCGACGTAATAGAGATTTGAATATACAATGTCAAATTACATTGCTCGATAGTTTCATTGGAAAACAACTCGAAGCACAGTACCAAATGCCCAGCGGTAAACAACAAACAGTTGTTATCAATATTCCTCCCGGAATCGAACATGGTGCAACTATACGTTACCAAGGATTAGGTGATGATAGTATTCCATCTTCTCAACGAGGCGACTTAAATGTAACCATTATAGTGTTGCCGGATGCTGATTACGAGCGCAGAGGCGACGATGTATATTATGCACTTGAAATTAGTCCTATTGAAGCTATGGTAGGCTGTAAGAAATCTGTTAAACTGATTAACGGTACTACTATGTCACTGGACTTACGTCCTGGATTAGAAACTGGTGCTGAGTTTGCTAGTAACGGGCACGGTTTTCCTAATGTACAAACTGGAAGACGTGGACGATTTGTTACTGCAATTAGAATTAAGACTCCTGCAATCACTGATGAAGAATTAGCAAACAGATTAAGACAATTAGATGCTGAAATTACACAAAGAAGATGATCCAGTACTAAAACTACAATCAGATGATTGGGACTTTAATACCCAAACTGATGCCGCAGTCTTAGAACAAGAGATGATGGAACTGATGCGCCAATACAATGCTATTGGGCTAGCTGCCAATCAAGTCGGCCTAACCAAACGTGTATTTGTTATGAAGCTGAAGAACGGACAAGAGATTGGATGTTTTAATCCTTCAATTTCAAACCTAGCAGAAAAAGAAATAGCTGAAGAAGGATGTCTTAGTTTTCCTAACTTATGGATAAAGGTTGAACGAAACAAAAAAATAGTTGCAAAATACCTTGACAATGCCGGCAAAGAATGTATAATTGAACTTGAAGGCATTGATGCAAGATGCTTCCAACATGAATTAGATCATTTGGATGGAATAACTTTTACACAACACGTAAGTCCGTTGAAATTACAAATGGCACGAAAGAAACAGAGGAAATTAAATGGTTGAACCAAGCGACAATCTACAAGCAGTATTTGAAAAAGCGATTGATACCGCTAAGACACTAAATCACGAATACCTTACAATTGAACATTTATTGTTTGCCATGTTGTGCGAAGAATCTTTTGCCAATGCTATTCAAGGTTACGGAAGTGATCCAGAATACATTAAGAAGAATCTAGAACACTACTTGAAAAACAAGTGTGACGAGATTGTAAGTGGCGGGCCAGTTGCCAAGCCTAAAAAGACACAAGTTGTTGAACGTGTTCTTAATAAAGCATTTACACAAGTATTATTCAACGGACGTCAGCGCATTGAAAGCACAGATGTGTTTCTTGCTATGATGAGTGAAAAACGCTCATGGGCGCACTTTTATATCCAACAAGCAGAAATCGACAAAGAAAAATTTGCTGACTACATTAACAATAACCTAGAAGGCGAAGCAGACGAAGAAATGCAAGAATCCGACGTTCAAGGTAATAAAGCCCTTAAAGCCTTTACAACTAACTTGAACGAACAAGTTAAGAAGAATAAAATTGACCCTGTAATTGGACGAGTAGACGAACTAGAAAACGTAGCACTTGCTATGGGTCGACGTAGTAAGAACAACGTTATTCTTGTTGGTGATCCAGGTGTTGGTAAAACTGCTATTGCAGAGGGTCTTGCGTTTAACATTGTTAAAGGTGCAGTTCCAGACTTCCTAAAAGAATATCAAGTGTATAACTTAGACATTAGTGCTATGCTTGCTGGTAGTAAGTACCGCGGTGACTTTGAAGAACGTTTCAAACTAGTGCTTAAAGGTCTTGCAAAGAAAGGCAAGACTATCTTGTTTATCGATGAAGCACACATGATTAGTGGTGCTGGTTCAGCAAGTAACTCAGCGAATGATTTGTCTAACATGATGAAGCCAGCATTGAGTAAAGGTACTATTAAAGTTGTAGCAAGTACTACATGGGAAGAATATCGTAAGCACTTTGAAAAGGATCGTGCGTTGATGCGCCGTTTCCAACGTATTACTGTTGACGAGCCAACTCAAGAAGTAACCCTACAAATCCTTAAGGGTATTAAGAAGTATTACGAAGAACATCACAAGGTTAAAATTAAAGACGAAGCACTACAAGAAGCTATCAAGTTGTCTGTTAAGTATCAAGCAGATAAGAAACTTCCAGATAAAGCTATTGACTTAATTGACGTTGCTTGTTCACGTTTTAACTTGAAGCTAGCAGATAGCGAACGTACTGTTAATTCAGAGTCTATTCGTTTCGAACTTGCTAAGATGGTTAAGATTCCAGAAGAAGTAGTTGCAGAACAAGAAAGTGAAGGACTTGTTAACTTGCAAGGACATCTTGCAAAAGAAGTTTACGGACAAGATACAGCTCTACAAGAAGTTGTTGACAAGATTATGGTTGCTCAAGCTGGTTTGAAACCAGAGAACAAACCAGTCGGATCATTTGTATTCATGGGGCCAACTGGTACAGGTAAAACTGAAACTGCTAAGGCACTTGCTAAACACATGGGTACTAAGTTGTTGCGTTTTGATATGAGTGAATATCAAGAGAAGCACAGTATCTCTAAGTTGATTGGTAGTCCTCCAGGTTATGTTGGCTTTGAAGAGAATGCTGGCTTGTTGATTACGCAGATTCAAGAAAACCCTAACGCTGTTCTGTTGTTTGACGAAATTGAAAAATCACATCCAGATGTAAGCACAGTATTGCTACAAATGATGGACAATGGTTTCATTACTGGCTCAAACGGAAAACAAGCTGATTGCCGTAACTTAATTCTTATCCTTACTACTAATGCTGGCGCACAAGCCGCCGACAAGAACCAGATTGGATTTGGACAACAAGACAAAGACTACAGCGATGCAGACTTGAAGAAGTTCTTAACTCCAGAGTTCCGTAATCGTTTAGATGGTATCATTACCTTCAAGAAACTTGGCAAGCCAGTTATGGTTAAGATTGTTACCAAGTTCATCGACGAAATGCGTGAGCAAGTTAAAGAGAAAGGCATCCGTATCAAGATTACCAATGAAGCAGTTGATTGGTTGATTGAAAAGGGCTTTGACTTTAAGATGGGTGCTCGTCCGCTACAACGTACAATTGACAAGGAAATTAAACGTGACCTTGCTAAGATGATGTTGTTCGGTGAACTTAAGAATGGTGGTTGGTGTACTATTAGCATTGAAGAAGATAAAATCTTGCTTACTGCTAAAGTCAAAACTCCTAAGCTACCTTTGATTGTAAGTACTGAAATTACAAATGAAGGTTAAAGAAACCCGCAGTTTATTTCTAGGAAAATACCAGTATAAGATTGTACTGGTATGTCCTACTGCAAGTTTAATGCGTGGTGGAGATTTTGATGGTGCTTTAGAAGCATTAGAGGCTTGGCGTCCAGGCGAGAGAAATACATGGAACTGGCAAAGTCGAATTAAAACTCCTGCTGATTACGATTTTTGTAAATCGCTTGCTAAAGAACTTAAAAAGTTAAAAGACTTTGAAATACGTATAGAACAACCCAATGTTAATATCTATACTAATATTGAAAAGAGCGTTAATCTATTAGAGAAAAAGTATTCGGATAATGTCAAGTATGTTAGTAGGCCTGGCATTAAAACAGTATTAGAAGTAGGAACTATAGTCATGCCCAAGATGGACTACGATTATAAGATTACTCTAGGCTCAACTAAGCAAGCAAACTTAGCATTTGTCGAGTGGGCAGAGAAAAGTTCTAAGATTAAGCTGACAAACAGTTGTATTCGAGACCTTGGTCGGAATAGAAGCTGGGGCGGCACACACTTCTATGTAACGGGCGATAACACATTATTGCTTACAAAAATGCACTTAGGAAGCTCTATAAGCAAGGTTCAGCGTATTGTCAAGCAAGCGAAAGAGTAATTCAGAAGTATGTATTACGATAAATACTCTAACTGCCCCAGTTAGGGTATTTTTTTGATATATGGGCCAATAAATGCGTATAACCGAACTTTGCGAAAGCGTCGAACTTGATTTAGAAAAGACTCCCGAGGATAAAAACGGGTTGGGCTTTGACCTCAAAGATGACCTAATATTTTTCATGCAAAACGATGATGAAGTTTATCGACGTCATACGTTTCCAACGATTCTTAAATTACAAGACAAACTATCAGCAGGCGGTAAAGCAAGCAAGTCGTTATTTGCTAATGCTGTACACGAATGCTATGAAACGTATCAAGAAAAATTCAATAGTCATAAATTGCCATTTGAATTAGAACCAGAAATGTTAGAAGAAATTTGTCAACAAATATACGATGACGAAGAACAAAAAATAAAAGATGGTCATTACGGGGCAAAATAAGTGTTACTAAGAGAATTATTTTATCGTGAGGCAGCTGAACCTAAAGTACAAGACTTTGGGCGTCCGTTCAATCACCCTGAACATCTAGTATTCTTTTACGGTACAGATGGTGCATTAGAAGCACTACAACACTTTGAAGAAGTAGTCGGTGAAAAACCAGGCAAAACAAGTGTTCGTAGAAAGTGGGACGGTGCTCCGCAAGTATACTGGGGTAGAGAAGAAAAGAATGGGCCGTTAATTCTCGCAGGACACAATGGATGGGCTCGTGGTGCTAAGAGTACTAATCCTCGCGAAGTATATGATTTCATTGCCAATCAAAGTGGCAAACCTAAAACTCCAGAAGACGCAAAGAATAGAGATTTATTCGCTAAAAACTTTGCCAATTTATATCCACTGTTCGATGCCGCAACTCCGCAAGACTTTGTTGGCTTTGTTTATGCTGACGCATTGTTTGGTGTTGATCCAGGACGTCCTAAAGTGTTAGAAAAAGCAAGTGGTTATCCTAGCGGTGTATGGACGTTTGCTCCTAATCCTAAGTCTAATACTGCATACCATGTGGATGCAGAAAGCGAACTAGGTCAAAGTATTGGACAAGCACAAGTAATGGTAGTTGGACATGCAACCTTCCCCGAGTTTGGAGCGGCTGACAAATTACAACAACCTAAAGATGACTTTAGTGAATTCAACGGCACATTAGGTTTAATTGTACAAGGTCCAATTTACGTAGAGTCAGCACCTGAGTTTGATACTAGTCCTATTGCAGAACTTAAAAAGTATATCAAACAACACAAAGCAGTTATCGATGGCTTCTTAAGTAGCTTGCCAGTTCCAGATAAGAACGGAATTTTTTACCCGTTCACTAATGCTATGAACAAAGACGGATCGTTTGATGCCGTTGATAATACAGCATTCATAAACTGGATGACACAAAAAGGTGTTAGTGCTAAAAAACAAGAGCACATACAAAGTATGATGCAAGCACACCCAGGTGGACTAGATGCTATATGGCATTTAATGAAAGAAATTAGAAATATGAAAGACGCAATGGATGCGGCCATTAAACAACAACCAAGAAAAGAGATTTGGGATAGTAATGGCGAAGGTCATGTTAGATACGCTAATCCTGCAAAACATAAATTTGGTAATGTAAAATTTGTACCTACTAGCTGGACGCCGTAATGAATATTATACAATTGATAGAAGAAGACGAGTTAGCCAATGTTGAGGACGTTGCAATTATTTTTGGACGTTTTAATCCTCCACACTTCGGACATGTACATGCATGGAAAGTAGCATCAGAGTTTCCGCAATGGTTTGTTGGCACTAACCAAGATACCCAAGGTCCTAAAGATCCGCTGCCGTACGATATTAAAATTGAAGCAATGAAAACATTGTTTCCAGAAATTGAAGGGCATCTAGTTCCA